CACTGCAAACAATTTTTTTCTTACAGGTTGGCAGTTAGAAGTAGGCGAACAAGCCACACCATTTGAGCATAGGTCATATGGGGAAGAACTAGCTTTGTGTCAAAGGTATTATCAACAGCATACTTACTCTCTTAGGTTTCAAGCGGCTGCTGCTGGAACATTGAGATTCCCTCAAAACATTCAAGCATCTATGAGAGCTGAACCAACAACAGCAACGCTGACTACTCCTTCTACTACTACAAATGTTAGTTCTGTAGGAGTAACTGGAAATTATATTCAAATGAGTGCTTCTTCTTCAGGTGACACAAGATACGAAGGTGGAAATCAATGGCAAGTTTCTTATGATGGAGAGATATAAATGGAACAGATGAACATTACATTAGCACAATATCAAGATGCAGATAATTTAATCATCCAAACAACAATAGATGGTCAAGAAATGTCTGTACCACTAGACCCTGCCAACAGACACTACCAAGCAATCCTTGAATGGGTAGCTGAAGGCAACACAATAGAGGAAGCTGATTGATGTTAGGTGCATCTGCTCTATCTGAATACTCTATTGCCGATCAAGGTATTCTATTAGCAGGTGTATCCGAAATGAGTGGTATTTCATCTGCTGCAAATGCAGGTGTGGGTATCATGTCTGGTGTTGCAAGTTTAGATGGCAACTTTACGCAAACATCAACAGGTACCTTTATAAGTGCTGGTGCTAATTCAGACGTTGATTTTAATTTTACAGAAACATCTGCTGCAAACATAGTTAAACTAGGTACGTCTGAAACAGAGTCTGCATTTACAAAAGCCTCAAATGGTATTATGATAAGGTCAGGTGTTGCTACTGAAGATTTCAACTTTACTCAAGATACATTTGGAGAGTTGTTATTTGAAGAGATAAATGCAGGTGCAACGCCAGAGATTTACACAGCCATTACACCAAGTGGCACAGAGACATGGACAGAAATAACGCCAACTGGCACAGAAACATACACAGAAATAGAACCGTGAGGTAAGAATGGCAAGTACATATACAGCAAACACAGGTATAGAGAAAATAGGTTCTGGTGAACAAGCGGGAACCTGGGGGACAACAACCAATACAAACTTCGATATTATCGATGATGCATTGAATGGCGTTCTTACATTAACTATATCTGGAAATACAACATTAACTACAGATGATGGAAGTCTTTCAAATGGACATCACAAAGTATTACTACTATCTGGTAATCCTTCTAGTGCTTTCAATCTAACTATAAATCCCAACGATCAACAAAAATGGTATTTTATAAGTAATAACACTGCACAAACTGCCACTATATTACAGGGCGGTGGTTCGGGAACCACGGTTAGTATGGCAGCTTCTACAGTAGCTATTGTATATGCTGACGGAACAGGCTCAAACGCTAATGTAGCTAGACTAGATCCTACCATAGTAGACGATGCAGTGACCACGGCTAAGATTGCAGACAGTGCAGTGACCACGGCTAAGATTGCAAATAGTAATGTAACACTTGCAAAAATGGCAGCTAACTCGATTGACAGTAATCAATATGTAGATGGTTCTATTGACGCTGTTCATTTAGCAACGGATTCAGTAACGACTGCTAAGATTGCAGATAGTAACGTAACGACTGCTAAAATAGCGTCCAGTGCTGTAACAACAGCTAAGATTGCAAATAGTAACGTAACACTCGCCAAGATGGCAACTAATTCAGTTGACAGTAATCAGTATGTAGATGGTTCTATTGATGCTGTTCATCTTGCCTCTAATTCTGTAACAACTGCTAAGATAGCGAATGACGCTGTAACAAGTGCTAAATTAGATACAAACATAGCGATAGCTGGAACACTTGGTGTTACAGGCACAACGACTTTAGGAACCTTAAATGCAACCACAGTTGATTTAGGGGACTATACAATCACTGAATCAGCGGGGACTTTAAGAATAGCTTATCAAGGAACAAACAAATTTAAATTAGATAGCAGTGGCAATTTAACTGTAACTGGAAATATTACAGCTTTCGGATCAATCTAATGGCGTTAACTGGTTCTGGAACAATAAGTCTTTCAGATATTCGGGATGAATTTAGTCCTGGCAGTAATACCCCTGTTTCTTTTGATGATTATTACAGAGGCGGAACCAAAGTAAGATCTAATGCGGGGAATAATACGGCTACAAACTTAGCTGCTAATGTTCCCACAAGTGGTGCTATTAGTTTAAATAGTTTTTATTCCCAAGCTAGAGGATGGCAAAAAACTTTTTCGTCTAATGCAACACAGCAATCAGGATCAGGTATTTTTGGTAATGATTATAGTGTTGACTATCCAAAATATATTGTAATAAATTCAGGTGTAACTGTTTACAGTACGTCTACAAGTACTCCCGCTTTGAATTTAGCTTCTGGTGGTGTTGGAAGTATAAATGTGACTAACAATGGTAATATATATGGTCAAGGTGGTGCAGCAGGATCTAATGGTGGAACAGCTTTAAAAGCAGATGTAACAACTACTCTTGTTAATAATAGTGGTGCTAACATCAAAGGAGGAGGCGGTGGTGGAGGTACTGGCGGGACAGGTGGTAAAGGCGTTTACACTGTCAATGCCACGTTTTCTAATTTAGTAGACGAAGGTGGTGGTGGAACCTCTACGCCACAAAACAATTCTCCTAGTTGGTTTACAGTTTATGGTTCTTCAGGGAATAACTTAGACGGAGTTGGAGTTGTCGGTGACAGATTGTGGGGAGGTATTGGAGCGCAATTTAGTCGAGGAATAAATCCAGCACAATTTGATTTAAATTCTCTTGGTGGAGCAGGAACAGGTCTTTCTGGTAACTGTGCTAACAGAGGTCCTATATATTTTTCTGCACAAACAAATACCACTGGTGTTTATACTCTTACTGCTAGTATTAGTAGTGATTATGGTAGTGGATACGGAACACCTACTTTTTCTGTAAGCGAAAGTACATCAAGTGCGGGAACGTCTAAATCTCTTTTTGGTACAGTAGGTATAAATGCGTCAACTAAAACTTATTTTACTTTTTATGGAACTACTGCTCATCAAGGAACTGCGTCACCTAATTTTTATTATAACTCATTAAGTGCATCTGTTTCTGGTACATGTAAATTTACTCAAGCAGGAGGCTCAGGTGGTTCAGGCGGTGTTGGTCAAGGTTTTGCACAGTCAGCAGGTTCTGGATCAGCCGGCGGTTCTGGAATTACAGGCAGCGATGGCCGCTCTGGTGATGGAGGCGCTGGTGGAGCTGGTGGATCATTAGGTGCTAGTGGTTCAACTGGAGCAACGGGTTCTAATGGTTCAGGGACATTTGTTAGCTTTCCATCAACAGCACCAACAAATGGTGTGTCTGGATCTGCGGGAGGATTGGCAGGTTACTATATACAAGGAGACAGTAATGTTACAAGAACTGGCTCTGGAACAGTAGCAGGGAGAACAGTCTAATGCCTATAACTAAGTTAAAATTTAAACCTGGTATTATATCTGACATAACTTCTGAAAGTAATGAAGGTGGTTATATTAATGGTGATAAAGTAAGATTTAGGTTTGGTTTTCCAGAAAAGATAGGAGGCTGGACTAAATATACCACAAGTACTTTTGAAGGTTCGGCAAGACGTTTACATAACTGGGTAACATTAGATGGAGCCGATCTTTTAGGTATAGGAACAAATTTAAAGTACTACATAGAAGAAGGTCAGAACTTTAATGACATTACACCTATTAGAGCCACAACAAGTGCAGGTGATGTAACCTTTTCTGCTACAAATGGTTCAACAACAATAACTGTTTTAGATCCCGCTCATGGTGCAAATGAAAATGATTTTGTTACTTTTTCTGGAGCCGTTAGTTTAGGGGGTGATATAACTGCTGCTGTTCTTAATCAAGAGTATCAGATTGTGTCTATTGTTAGTTCTAATAGTTACACGATTACTTCAGCTATTGCAGCCAATGCTTCTGACACAGGTAATGGTGGTGCTAGTGTAGTTGGAGCTTATCAATTAAACACAGGTCTAGATGTGACTGTAGGTGGTACTGGTTGGGGTGCGGGACAATGGAGTGGTACAACTAGTGGTGCTTTGGCTACAATTTTAAATGAAACCTTAACTGACAGTGACACAAGTGTTGATGTTATTGATGAAACAGGCATGACCACAGAAGGCGATGTTGTTTTAATTAATAACGAGTTAATGCTTATCACCGCTTCTGCTGATGATAATACAATGACAGTGACCCGTGGACATAGTGGCACAACAGCAACATCACATGCCAATGGATCATTGGTTAGATTAGCCACAGGTAATACTCTTGCTACAGATGACTTTGTAGGATGGGGTAGTGCAGCATCGATCACGGTTCCCGGTGCACAGATCAGATTGTGGTCACATGATAATTTTGGAGAAGACTTAATACTTAATCCAAGAGATGGTGCTATTTATTATTGGGATAGAACAAATGGTCTAAGCACTGGAGCCGTAAAATTAAATACTCTTGCTGGTACAAAAACAAGTGTACCACAAAGAGCTAAACAGGTTCTTGTTTCTGACCAAGATAGGCACGTTATTGCTTTTGGATGTGATAATTTTGGTTCTAGTGATACGGCTGCAGATGGGGATGGTGTGCAAGATCCATTGTTGATTAGGTTCTCGTCTCAAGAAAATCCTCTTGAGTGGTTTCCAACTGCCACAAACACAGCAGGTGATTTAAGACTTGGTGGTGGATCGACCTTTGTTCAAGCTGTTGAAACAAGACAACAGTTACTTGTTTTTACAAATAAAACATTACACGCTATGAAATTTATAGGTCCTCCATTTACTTTTGGTTTGCAAGAATTGTCAAAGAATATAACGATTATGAGTCCTTCTTCTGCTGTTGCGGTAGAGGATGCTGTTTACTGGATGGGTGTTGATACTTTTTATGTAACCAATGGTGGACAAACTTTACAGCTACCTTGTACTGTTAAAGACAAAGTCTTTTTAGATTTTAATTTTGAAGAACGAGATAAGGTTCATGTAGGTGTTAATTCTGAGTTTAGTGAACTTTTATGGTTTTATCCAACAGCAAGTAGTTCAGAAATAGATGCTTATGTTGCTTATAACTATTCAGAAAAAATATGGTACTATGGAACAATGGATCGTCAAGCATGGCTTGACAGAGGTATTAGAACTTTACCTGTAGCCACTGGTGGTCAATATCTATATAATCATGAGATAGGATATGATGATGATGGATCTGCTATGACTTCATTTATTGAATCTGCACCAATAGATATAGGTGATGGTGATAAATATGTTTCTTTAAGAGAGGTTGTACCCGATATAACTTTTAATGGGTCAACAAGTTTGAACCCAGATGTAGATTTTACAATAAAGACTAAGAACTTCCCAGGAGCAAACTTTGCACAAACTGAATCTGGCAATACACAAAGATCCTCAACTAGTCCCGTGGAACAGTTTACAGAAAAATTAAACTATCGTTTACGAGGTAGATCTTTTGCTTTACGAATTGATTCGACATCATTAGGAACTAAATATAAACTTGGTACACCAAGAGTAGATATAAGAGAGGATGGAAGACGATAATGTTAATAACCAGCATTCCTCAATATATTCAAGGTTTAACAAATGCGAAACTTTTGCTAACGACAACAGATGCAACAGTACTATATACAGCACCTTCTGGAGCAGAAGCTAATTCTTCTGTTATTAGTTCAATCTTAGTTCATGAACATAGTAATAATAACGACACTGTAAGAGTTTTTATAACAGATATTGATAATAATATTTTTGAAATGTTTGATAAAACTGTTGCTGGTCACGCAACAACAGAACTATTAACAAGAGATTTAGTG